AAGCTCTTCCGTCAGTGGAAGGTAGCGTCGTCGGATACGATTGATGAGTTCCTGTACCAGGCACAGCAGCGTGCCGAAGAGTTGATGGAGGCGATCGAGGACAACGACGTCGCCAGAGTTGATGACATCGCCGAGCTTCTGCGAGTCGAGCACGGGATCTATGTTGACCCGCAACGGATGCTGGAAAACAAGATCTACTCCGCAGAGATCAGTGCAGAACTACGGACCCTAACAGATCGCGCACCAGAGGCAATCAAGAAGAAGATCTATGACCAGATCAAAAGCCACGGGTTGCGGCTCGACAAATAGATAGGAGGCGATCATGATGCAGAAGGAGCCTCTTCGCATGGAAGTCATGAGGTGGCTTGTGATCGCTGTAGCTGTTGCCGGGGTTGGGGCTGTGACAGCCATAACCCAGCACCAGTCGTACACCAAGGCCGAGAGTGACCGCCTCCACGATGAACTGTTGAGGCATCACAATCAGGACGTCGAACGCATGTACGACAGCATGGATCAGATTCGACGAAACGTGGACTGGCTTGTCCGTCACCAGGGCGGCACGCCGGCGGAGGCCAAGGAAGGAAACTAGAGGTGGCGCAGTTCAATCAAGCGATCGAAACCGTCCTGTCACATGAGGGCGGGTATGTCGATCATCCGGACGATCCCGGCGGCGAGACGAAGTACGGCATCAGCAAGCGGTCGTACCCCGATCTCGACATCAAGAACCTGACAATCGAGGAAGCCAAGGAGATCTACCATCGAGACTTTTGGGAGCCGATCAAAGGGGATTCCATTCAGTCTCAGGATGTAGCGACCAACCTGTTGGATTATGCCGTCAATGCAGGTGTCCGCCGGGCGTCGCGAACTATCCAGAAGCTGACAGGTGCGGCGCAGGATGGGCGGATTGGGCCTCAGACTCTCGAAGCGATCAGCCGCCACGACGGGCTGAACTTGAACTTGCGCTTGGTCCTGGACCGCGTCGAGTTCTACACCGAGCTGGCCGCCAAGCGGTCAGAGTTCCGCGCGTTTCTCGTGGGGTGGATCAGGCGGGCACTTAGCTTCCGGTAGGAGGCTACAATGTTTGCGCTATTCCGAGAGATGCTCAAACTACTGCGGTGTTTGAACCATCGTGTCCACAACATGCCCTGCAAAGATCGCTGCCCGTTCTACCCGTGCAGTTACGAATGGAGAGACGACATATGACGGCCGACCTGGACGACTTGTGGAAGGATAAGACGCCAGCCAATGTACCGCTCATTGCGTTTAACTGGGCTGACATCCGCAAGGTGGAGAGATGGGATGACGACAGTGCCCCAGTCCGACCGGCCCGTAGATTGCTCCAGGCCGGGTTCTTGCTCTATGAGGGCATCGACCCGGATGACCCCAGCGAAGAGATCGTTGTCCTGGCCGAAACGTGGGATGGCGAAGAGCAGTCATGGCACGGCATCACCTGTTTCCCGAAGAACGTGAAGAGGTAACATGCGAGGATACAGAAAGTTGATCATCGCGGCCGGCATCGTGCTTTGCGCTATCGCCGTGCCGCTGAACGAGCACCAGGCCGATGTGCTCCTTGGCGTCGTGTACGCCACGATGGGAGCAAACGCGGCTGTCCACGTAGGGAGCGCTATCAGTGGAGCCGTTAGTGTACGCCGTGATGGGAGCGCTGGCAGTCGTGGCGGCAGTCCTGGGGATTCGATCGAAGAACAGGGCTAAGGAGGAAGAGCGTGTCCAGCTGGAGCACCTGGAGCGAGAGACTCGGAAGGCCCGGGGAGAGTCCGCCGAACGCCGGGATGCGATTGCTGCTGAAGCTGATCGTCTTCGTGATCGCGCTCGCGCTGATCATGATGCCAATATTGGCAAGCGGTCAAGCAACCGACGCGCCGAACTTCTCCGCCGAGTCCGACAGCGTCGTCGTTCTGTCAAACAGCGAGGCGGATAGCCTGCTAGACCTGATCGACGATCAGGCATTGCACGTAAGGCTGCTAGAGGCCGACCTCTGGGAAGCTAGGGAACTAGCCCGTAGCGACAGTGTACTGGCCAGCGAGCAGCTCAAACTACAAGAGCACTACTACGAGCAGATCATCCAGGCGTACCGCGACGATCAAGATACGTGGGTGGAGCGCATCGTCAAGCAGCCGTTGATCTGGTTCGGTCTTGGTGTCTGGCTGGCCGGCCAGACGCAATGAAGTCCATCGGGGCCGGAGGGTCAGGGGCTGCCACCCTCCCTGCCCTCCGTGCCTCGATGGCGCGAACCTAATAACCGTAGTGGTCATTCAGTCTACGGTTAAGTTCCTCAGTGCGGATCCTGGCCTTGGCGTGCTCCTCGCGAAGACTCTCCAAGCATTCCGTCATGTCGAGGAAGTCATTGAGGTTCGTCATCTTATCTCTGCGCTTGAGTGCCGTTTCTCTGAGATCGCGCAGCTCATCGGCGTAGGCCCGCAGACGGCCTAGTTCTATGGTGAGCTGCGTTGCCTGCTGTGGCGTCATGGCACGAATCAGTCCCTCCACGCCAGGTACAGATCCGAGCTGTGCATCACCTCGACGCTCACCGGGTCCGGATCCTGTCCGTCGTTCAGCACCACCTCCATGATGATGGTGTTGTACTTCGTGAATGTGACGCGATCGCCGATGGCCATGCCAGCTACCGGATCCTCCGCGTCCATCGGATCACAGCCCTGCCCCACCACAACAACGCGACCGCGAATGGGCTTGGTCCGTGCTTGGTCCGGGATGTACAGCCCGGACTTCGTCGTCTCTTGTTCGGGATCGCGAATTATACCTACCCGATCACCGTATAAGACGACACCGGCGGCAAGTAGCCGCGCTCCTACCTGCTTGACTTCGTCGCGAGTCATTCTACAGTCCTTCCTCTCGCAGCTTACCTACGAATCCTGACCACGGGGTAGTACCTCCAGATGGGCCGGCACAGACATGCTGTACGTCGGAACATCTGAGTGAGTGAAAAGGTAGGCGGGTGGCGGATTTCGCAACTCTCCACGTAGCCAGACTATGCGCCCAGGCATCGGCCAATGCTTCCCGCGTGTTGACGTTACGGCCATAGTCCGCGAAGGGTGACACGGCAGTGGGCTTTTCGCTCCGCCCGACGCCCGCCAGCGCCTTCGACGTGACTGGATTGACCTCAGTGACCCAACATTCCTCCAGTAAACCGGCCAGCATGAAGAGAATCCCGGATTCGATTTCCTGGTAAAGCCGGACCTGCTTGAAGAATCCAACCACGTTGTTCTTGAGGATCGGGTACTCGATCGCAATGTCGATCTCGTCGATGTCATGCTCGTCTCTCCAGTCGATGATCTGGTTGATGATCGTCCCGGCGAGAGCTACAACGCGCGGCAGATCCTCGTCACCCGGCGGGCTCTTGAACGTAGCCCATGCCACGGGGATAAGATCCCGCCGGTCGTTCTCTTGTGAGAGCACCAAGCCCGTCTCAGTCAGCCCGGGGTCGATGCCCAGTGCCCAACGATTACCCGGCACGGCGAATCAGCTCCTTCAGAATCACACCGACGACAATCAACGCGACAGCCAGGAGCCCGCCGAACGCTGCTCCCTCGCTCATCTGGAACTGCACGTTGAGGATCATCCCGGGGATCTCGACTAATGGGTTAGCGTTCATCGAACCTTTCCTCCTCCCGCTCTTTGATCTGCAGCACCTTCCGGAGCATGATGTCAAAGCGGCCATCTGCATGAACGCCACGGTCATCGACGTAGGCGAGGCCAACGGGCTTGCCGTTGTTGCCGGTGTCGATAGCGTGGTAGGGGATGTTGTGGCGCTCCAGCCAGCGACCGATCTTGTCGGCCGTAGCAGAGCGTTCTTCATAAGTGTAGATCTCCGGGGACATCCGACTGGTGAGGATCACCGGCTTCAGTCCCTGGGCGATCAGGGCCTTCATGAACTTGCGCGCACCAGGAAGTGGCGGTCCCAGGTCCGGGTAACTGAACCGCACAAGGGTCCCGTCGAGGTCGATGTATACGACCCTACCCTTCTCCCGAAACATGTCCCACTTCTGCTGCGGCTTCAACTGGTTCTGGGTCATCGAGCAGACCCCCCTCTCCTGTGCCACGGATCTGGCACCTGTCGAGATCAGACTCCACAAGCACTTGCGGCCGGCCTGTGCCGTCGCGTTGCTTGAGGACGCCGATTCGCATCTGGTTGTTGTCGGCCTCGCCTCTACTCTGATTCAAGGCCAGGATAATATCTGGGTGCTTGGCAATGTCCCAGCTCTCAGACAGGTGCTCAAGCGTGATCGAGTCAACAGCGCTCCCGGTGCGGTTGATCTGCCAGGCCGTCAGGATCGGCACACCAAGCGCCACACCAACGGCGCGCATCTCCTTCTCGATCTGCCCGTAGACGAACCGCATCTCCCGGCGCTGGTAACTGCCAGAGCGGTTCGGCACCATCAGCTCCAGGTAGTCCACGATCACGAGATCAATGTCGACCCCTTGGCTACGCATCTGCCGGACCAGGCCCTTGACGTCGGACGGCGCGACGCCGGAATCGTTGTAGGACCAGTCCTTGATCCAGACCCCGCCGCCGGCATCGCGGATCTGACGCCGGGCAGCAGCCACGACCTTTGGACGTTCGGCTAGCTCCCTCCGCTTGAGCCCGGTCCACGCACTGTCGTACCTGCGGTTTACCCTAGTGGCATTGACTTCGAGTGTGATGTGGAGGACTCGACGTCCCTCTTGCGCTGCTCTCGCTCCAGCTGCGCAGAGGTACGAAGTCTTACCACGAGAGGGAGGCGCAACAAATACAAGCAGCTCTCCCGCAGCAACACCACCGCCAAGCACACGATCGAGTTCAGTCCCAAAGCCAAGAGAAGCGATAGCTGTCCTATCGTCAACTTCCCCCGGTAGTGCTCCCGAAACTGCGTCAATGACCGATGTGTGGATTCCCTCACCGACTTCCACTGCTCGATCAATGAGAGCCTTAGCATGCTGGACGTCAAGGGACTCGTCCCCCAAGCGTTTCGCAATGTCCGTCGCCACCCGGGCGAGGAGTTCCCGCTGGGCGAACTTCTGGACTGCTTCTCTGAGGACATTGGCTTCGACCTCCTCCGCTTTCCCGATGACATCGACAACGTCACACAGCTCCTGTGCCCGCTCGCTGCTCTTTCGATACGTCGAAACGATGTCGAGTCGCACAGCTTCCGGCGAGAGATCCCCCTCCGCCCGGCTGTGCAGGTTCTTGATGTGAGCGTACACGGCCTGCACGTTCGTGTTGGTCAGGACGTCTTCACTTACGATGTCGGCGTACTCTGCCCACCCCGCCTTCGTCAGCAAGGCCCGGAGTACCTGTGCCTGTAGACTATCCATCCTCAACTCCTGAGCGGTAGTCCGAGGCCACGTTCGACCGACTGCAGCAGACTTGTGATGTCCCCGCTGCCGGCCTGTATGATCAAATCCCAATCCTGCCAGTGGTCAAGATCAGTCTCGCTTTGGTCTGACCGGATCGCTTGCGTCACATCCTGACTGCCGATTCGAACGACTCGCACCAGCTCCACGTCGAAGGTCTTCGGATCCAATCGGCGAAGGAAGTGTGCCTCGTTCTCGAAACGCAGGTCGTCGATCACGATGTTGGTACCAGCTGTCATCGTGGCTATATTCCAGAGGTCGGCAGCGAGTGCGTCAACCCAGTGGTCCGGGTCCACAGCACGCCATGCCTGTCCGTAAACCTGCATCAGCCGGCGCATCCAGTCCGGTTTCAGCTCGACGGCCCACTCTGGAAACCCCATGTTCAGGATTTCATGCTTGAGCGGCCCAGCAAACGAGAGGCGCTCGTAACCGTGATGCTTAATCAGATGCTTGGCTACCGTTGTCTTTCCCGCCTGCATCCGTCCGCTCAGGGCCGTCACTCTCACCATCGTGATACTCCATCATCTGAGGTCCAGGGTACAGGTAGACAGGCTCCAGCCCCTTCTTCCTGCGCTCGTCAGCTCCGTGACACAGCCAGCGGAAGTCGCAGAAGCCGCACTCCTTGCTCTTGGCAGCGAACTCCGGCTTCGGTCCCTCCTCGGCTCCAAGCCGGGACTTGATGAAGCCGAACCGTTGCAGCGTATTGTGGAAGTACGCGGGGTCAAACACCACGTACACGCCAGCTCGTTCTTCGGTCTCTTCGTTCACGAACCCTAGCGTGCCGGTGGACCGGTCCTTGACGACCAAGTAGCAGAGGTCATAGCCGAAGATCGCCATGCTAGTCTGCATCTGACCGTACCACGACGGGCGCTTCTCTTTGATGTAGTCGAGCACGCCCTTCTGGCCGCCCTCCTCGAACGCCTTGTTCATCCACCTGTACGCGAACGCGCCGATGCCCTTGATCTCCAGCAAGGCCCGCCCCTTGGGCGTGTTCAGAGAGCCGTCCGCCCGGCCGGAGACAACGATGTCGACTTCCTTACCACTCGCCAGCTTGACCTTGTAGTCCTTCTGCGCCTGCAGGGTCTCGACGCCCGGGGCTCCGTTGCCGGCGTACGTTACATGCCCGATGTTGACGCCGACTTGGTTCAACAGATCGCGCGTGATATCGTGGTCGATGTCTCCCAGAATCCCGTACATCATGCCCGTGGCATTGCGAGGGGCAGGTCGGTCGCCACGCAGGCGGTGCCAGATCTGCCTCATGCAGTTCGCTGACTCGCTGGCACGGAACCGGGTTGACGGCTTGTAATGTGCCCGGGCCTTCTCCAGCTGCATCTCTGTCATGCTGTCGTACAGGTGCTGGATCGGATCTTTCTTGAGGTCCATGGTTCCTCCAGGGGCAGGCTGCCGGTCTGACAACCTGCCCCATGCCGGGTGATGATTACAGGCCGTACTCTTCGGCCATCTGCTCCCAGTCAATCTCGTCCGGGAAGGTGAACTGCGCGGCGGCCTTCTGCTGCTCGCGCGTGAAGACACGCAGGTTCAGGGCATCCCACATGTCCTCGATGAACTGCGAATCCCACTCCGGGTGCACTTCGTCGAGGTTAGTCATCTCGCCCGTCCGGTCGACGCGGTACTTCGTGTTCACACCACTGCCTGAGCGTGCGATCAGGATGTCCTGCCCCTTCTCGATGTCGGCGTAGTCCGGCTGATTCATCATCTCCATGTTGGCCAGCAGCTGCGCCAGATCCTCGTGCGCGGTCTTCGGGAGGCCCAGGATCTTAGGCTTGCCGTAACCCCACGTCCCGTCGTTCTGCTTCTCGGCGACCAGCACCTGGTAGTTGTACCGGATTGAGGGCTTCAGCATCTTGGCGATCTTCTTGTGGCCCTTGTCGCCGGAGCGATCCAGCGCCTTGATCAGATCGCAGATGTAGCAGCTCTCGTCGTCGGCATGCTCCTGCCGACACGCCAGGGCCATCCCCTTCGTGGCCCCGTCCTCGGTCTCTTCCTTCAGCTTGAAGTGCGAGACCGTGGTGTAGGTCAGAATCCCTTCCGGGTGATTGGTCGGCAGGAAGCGCACGCGCATCGTGGCGTTCTCGTCGACCTTGATGAACACGTCCTTGCTCTTGGTAGCGCTCAGGTTAGCCTGTACGTTCGGCTTCTGGAGCGTGCTGCGATCGAGTCCCATGTGTGGTCTCCTTGGCTAGTTGGCCTGGTACTCTTGTACGTCAGCCCAGTTGTCGCCGATCTCCACGTCGGAGTGCAGCGGCACATTCATGTCCGAGACACCATAGTCGCGGACCAACAAGCACGCGCTTTCCATCGAGCGACGTGCCAACTCTGCAATGGTGTCGATCTCGTCCGGGTGAACGTCGAACACCATGGAATCGTGAACCTGCTTGATCAGCTTGGACTTGAGTCCGAGCTTGCGCATTTCGTTGTGTACAAAGATCATCGACGCATAGGTCACACACACAGCTGTGCTCTGGACCTTGGTGTTGAACGACTGGCGCTGGATGGTCCAGCCCTCTGGACTATCCCACCGGTCAGGTTTGGTGAACCGGCGCACGAACCCGAAGGGTGTATGTACCCGCAGATCCCGCCGAACCTCGGCATGCGTTCTCTCGATGAAGTCCCGCAGCCCGGTGAAGGTCTGGAAGTATTCGTCGATCATGATCTGGGCTGCCCTCTGGGACGTACCCAGGTCGCGCGCCAGCTTCTTGGCGCCTCCCCCGTAGAGGATCAGGAATGTTCGGTGCTTGCAGCTCTGCCGCTCCTCCTTGGTCACCTCGTCTTTGTTGAGCAGGATCTTGGCCATCGAGGTATGAATGTCCTCACCTGACGTGATCGCCTCTAGCATCTTCTGGTCCTGAGACAGCCATGCCGCGATCTTGATCTCGATCTGCGACTGGTCGGCCTCCAAGATCTTGCCGCCGGGGAATCTACTGATCACCTGCCGTTTCACCGACAGGGTTGGGTCAGGGTCCTTCCGGACGAGATTTTGATCGTTCGGTGCCTGCGACGAAAGCCGGTACGTTTCCACTACATCAGAACGGTACGTTGGGTGGACGTACCATTGATCGTGATGCCGTACTGCGTGCCGTTCACGGACGCCCTTGATGAACGTCGAGTGCCTGGTCCTGTACTTCCGGAGCTCCAGCACGATCGGGATCACCGGATGCTTATGGGCCTCGCGCTCCAGCACCGCACGGCTGGTGTCGGCATCCTCGTCCTCCTCGTCCCCGACCGCACGCTCCCAGTCACGCTTCGTGAGCCGGATGTCCGGCGCTGCGTCCTTGAGTGCAGCCGCTAGCTGCTTGGGGGAATTTGGATTGATAGGCCCCAGATGCTCCGTGATCTGCCCACGCAACTGAGTAAGCAACTCAGTGTACTTCTCGTCGAGGGCCAGGTTCTCCTCCATGTTGATCCTCGACCCGACGTGCTCCATTTCCGCGAGTACCGGGTACAGCTCACGCATCAGGCGGTGGGGCTGTGACAGCCCGTGCCGCTCGATGATGTCCCTCTGCCCGTCGTACGCTGCGATGCTGGCCTCACCGTCACCGCCGCAGTAGTCGTACTGCTCGTCATCCTCGACGAACTCCCAGCCTCCGCGCTCACGCACAAGGTCACGATGCGGCTTTGAGTAGTCGCCAAGCGACGGCAGGTACTTGAACGCCA